GGTCTGGCCGCTTGTTGGGTGCGTTGCTGGAGACGATCTCGTAGGTTTTCTCGCCTGCTCGGTCGTCGCGTTTGCGAATGTTCAACACCACGCCCACGCTGCCCAGCTGGGCGGTGTCGTCTACCACCACCTCGTCAGCAGCGCTGGCAATCCAATAGGCGGCGCTAGCCCCCATGCCGCCGACATAGGCTTTAATGGGCTTCCTGGCACGGGCCTGAAAGATCATTTCCGATAGCTCGTTGATGCCTGTCGCTTCGCCGCCGGGGCTGTCTACATCCAGTAGCAACGCCTTAACGCTGGGGTTATCAAGCGCTTCCTGAATATCGGTGGCGAGGCTCCCGGTAGACGTGGCGCCGCTGATTTCCGTCATGAGGTTGGCATGGCGGAAGATAGGGCCTGTCACCGGGATAACGGCCACCCCATCACGCACGGTGACATTGCGCGTGTTGTCTAGCGGGCGGCCTAGCTTGGCTTCCAGCGCCTGCACGTCGCCTTCACGCGCGGCCACCGCCATGACGGTATCCAGCGCTTCGGCGGTAATCAGCCAGGTGTGATTGGCCGCTAGCTCAAACGCGGTACGCGGCAGGGTCATGGTGTGTCTCCTGGTTTATTCGTCAGTGGTGCTGGCGGGTTCTTGTTCGTGCACTTTGCCGCCCACGTAGATGGGCACGCCTTCAGCGCGTTTGCGTTGGATCTCTCGAGCGCGGTCGCGGTGCACGTCTTCCCAGTCCTCGCCATGCAGCGCCATGGTTTCGATATGCTCATTACTGGTGCCATTGGCGATACGCTCGGTGGCGGCTCTGGCGTCTACCTGCTCATTCAGCGAGCCCAGCGGCTCCCCGATCCATAGCGCTCTGGTGTAAGCGCGGCGCTTGGCAGGGTCGCGGTACCCGGGCAGATTGACGATGCCGCGCGCGACCAACTCATCGATCACCAGCTCATAGGTGGGCTGGCAGAACTGAACCGTGAGGTGGTGGCGGCGCTGCTTGATGAATTTCCAAAGCTGGTTGAAGGCGGCGCGGGCGGCGGTGTAACTGGTGCTGAAGTGCATCAGCAGCACCTCAGAGGGCATTTCTAGCGCTGCGCCCATCTCTTTGACGATGGCGACAAAGAACGGGTCAAACTGCGCATTGGGCCGGTTGGGGTTAATCGTGACCGGCTCGGCGCCCTCTTCCAGATCCCATACAGCGCCCTCGCCTAGCGTGAGGCTGTCGCCTTCACTGGGCTGCTCGCCTGAACTGGTGACCACCGGCCGGTCTGGCTTGTTGGGATCGTCGCTGTCATCGCTCCACATGGGACCACCGGGCGACATATCCGGATCGTCGGTGGCGGTATGCTTGATGGCCACAGTGAACATGGCACTGATCACGGCAGCGGTAAGCTCGGCCTGTGAGAAACGCTCCAGCTTTTGCAGTGCTTCTAAAATTGGCGCCAGATAAGGCACGCCACGCACTTGGCCAGGGCGGCCTTTCTCATTCATCAGATGCAGAATGCGGCGGCGGCCGGTTTGCGCCCCGAAGATGGGGTACCAGGCCCACTCTTGCGACGTCGTGTAGTCGCTGGGGTAGCCGCTGCAAACGCGCACATGCGTGGGCTTGCCGAGTCGATCGACACGAACGCCGTCACTTTCAGTGGGGGTATCCGTCAGCGGGTTGCCCACGCGTTCGGCTTCAATCAGCTGCAGCTTGGTACCAAACAGGCAGCCTGGGCGCTGGTCGTCTGGCGTCATGGCGAACACGTCACCGCTGACAAGCGCACTGATAAACGCCAGCCGTTGGAGCATGTAAAAATCCAGCCCAGCCTCTACGTCGCACTCATTCGGGTCTTCTGCCCATAACCGAAAGCCGCGCGCCAGCTCATCGTTCAGCTTATCTGCGGTGTCGTCATTCAGTCCTAGCGCCTCACCGTCAACGTTGGGGCGAACGGTTAGCCCCATTCCCACCACGTTAGTGGCAGCCCGGCTGACAGCCGCGCGCGCCAGCATGTGGTTTCGGTAGGCATCGCGTGTGCGGCTAATCAGCATTTCCCGCTCGCCTGTTGGCGTGTCTTGGCGGGGGCTGCCTAACCCAGGCAGCCAGCTGAGCATGGAGCGGATCATGCGGCTTGCGCCACGGTGGCGGGTTTCGCTGCCGCTATTGGCCCGCGTGCGGCCTTGCGCGTTCGCCAAGCGTTCAAACTCTTGGCGCATCACCTCTTCGCGCTTTTGCTCTGCGGCGTTGCCTTTAGTGCGGCCAAATAGCTTCATGATTAAAACCCAATGTAGCGAATGCGGTTACGACCACCTGAGGCGGTGGCGCCTCTCTCTTTGGCGGCTAGCCGCTCGAAGCGCTCTTCCATCTTGTAAAGCGTGGGCAGGTCTGCCCGGGTGTATTGCCGATCACCAAAGCGCCATGACTGCGAGCCGCTCAGGATCTTGTCGATAGCCGTGCGTACCTTAGTGAGGCGCTCGGTATAGGTTTCCGTGGTCATAAGCTGCTCTTAGTGGCCACGCGGGAACGCTTGCGCTTAGGTCGCGGCGCCAGCGTGGCGGGATCGTTGAGGTCTAGGCCAAAGCGCTGCTGGCAAATGCGTAGCGCGGCAAGGGCGTACACGAAGCAGTCGAGCGCTTCGTTACGGCGGCCGCCTGCGTCCCAGCGATAAACGCGCCGGCCCTTTTCGATTTTGGCCACTTTGATTTCCGCCGTTAGCTGCTTGATCTCGTCTTCATCACAGATGAGATCGTTAGACGGCAGGTGTACGCAGCCGGGCACGGCCATTCCGGGTTGGGGCTGCAGCTTCAGGCGGTTGTAGATGGTTTCTTTGGCGTTGTCGGTGCCCACTTCAGTGAGGAAAACGCCCTTTGCGGTTTTCTTGCGCGGCATGTTGGCAATCGGCTTGCCGTACTTATTAGCGCCCTTAATAGGAATCACCCAGTACGGCCCCTGCTGCTTACTCATGGCGTACACTTCATCGGTGTAGTGGCCGCCTGAGTCCCAGCACCAGCGCATCACGGGCATCCAGTTGCCATCGGTGCGCTGGTAGCCCTGGTGCAGTTTGTGGGCGACTTTACGTTTGAGCTCGGGGCCTGCGGGGTCGCCGTAGATAATCCATCGATCTATCAGCCAACACTCTTCGTCCTTGCCCCAGCCCCACACGCGGCCTTCGTAGCGGTCATCTTGGGTATCAATGCCACCGGTGAGCGCTACCACTCTGTCGGGTACTTGCGGGTAAACTTCCCGCCTGCCGTAGATGGCTTCCCATTCCAGTTTTTCGCCTAGCTCGTCTTCCCAGGTTTCGCCTAGCGTGGTGTTGACGAACGTTTTTAGCTTGGAGGGCGACCCTTTGGCCTTGAGGAAGTCGCGCACAATGCGCTCCCAGGTGGTAAAGGGGCTTAGCACTGTCCAGAGGTAGAACGTGATGCTGTCCGGCGTTGGGATTGGCTCATGTAATGCGCTAAACCAGTCGATGCCGTCTCGGGTCCATATCCCCGTTTCAGAGCAGACCCAAACACCATCTTTAATGCTGTGCTCTCGGCTTTCGTCCTGCAGCTCATGCTGCTTGATCATGCAGCCATTGTGCTCGCAGAGGTAGAACGCGGTTTCCGGCTTGCCCTCATCCCACTTTATGCCAAAGCCTGCATCCTGCCCGCCCCACTTGAGTATTTGTTCCTCCCCGCAGTGCGGGCACGGCACATGAAAGTTGAGCTTGTGCGGTGACTCATCCGCAGCGGCTTCGATTTGGCACTGGCCACGCACCTTAGGCGTGGAGCCACGAATCGACTTCGGGAAGGTGGAGCCTTCCAGGCGCTTATCCCCCAGCGTGGTAGGCGAACCCTCTTTCTCGATGTCTTCATCAAAGGCGGCTAGCTCGTCATAAATCACCACGTCTACCGACTTTTCACGGTAGTTACGAGCGGCTTTACCACCGTGGACGAACACTTGCTTGCCGTTCGCAAAGCGCTTAGCGCTGAGGGTGTTGTCCCGGTGTTTCATGCCATGCCAGGGCGCTAGGTCCAGCACCACCGGCACGTCTCGCACCATCGTTTCCAGGTGCGTTTTCATGAACGATTCGGCGTCAGTATCCGTCGGGCTGAACGTCAGGATATTGCGCTTTTTGTGCTCGAGCAGGTAACCGGCGGCGGCAAGCAGCATCTTGGTATACCCAAGGCGCGCTGACTTGACCACGTTCACGGTGCGGATCTCGTCGTTGCCCATCGCATTGAGGATGCCGATCTGAAAGGGCAACGTGGTCCAGCGCCCTTCGTGATAGCTCGACTCAGACGATAGATAGAAGTTTTGGTCTGCCCACTCCACTGCCGTCAGTGGCTCAGGCCGATAAAGCGCCAACAGTCCCTGACGTACCGAGCGCCGCCACTCTTTAAGCTGTTGTGTCGAAACTATCGCAGTAGTCATCCAGCAGCTCCGGCAACAAATTATCGAGCCCGCTGGCTTGGTTGCGGGCACGTGCTAGCTCCCGCATCAGGGTGTCTAGGTGCCGAGTCTCTAGGTCTGGGTGCTTGCGCTTCATGGTCAGCGGCAAGGTGTCGAGAATGGCAGCGATCTCTGCCGCGACCTTTGAAAGCGTGAAGATAGCGAACTCGCTGGGCACTACTTTGCGCGCGGCCAATTCGTTCTTCTGCTGCTGGCCAATGCGGCGCTCTTTGGTCAGCAGGTACTCTTCTTGCTCGCGCTTGTGATTGAGCAGCGGATCAAAGTCAATGCCTTCATCAGGTTGCGATGATTGTTGTTTCGCTTCCACTTCCGCCAGCTTCGAATCCAGTACTGAGCGGCAATCGAAATAGACGCTTCTGCCTATCTTTGCTACGGGTTTTACTCCCCATTTATCAAAGGCTTGAACGCTAATACCTAGGCTTGCCGCCATCTGGCTTTTGTTCAGCCAGTACGGCTCGGGCGATGGCTGTCTGCTGGCTGACATCTAAACAACAACCTCGCCTTAGAAAATTCTCATAAATAGCCGAATTCTGCGACTATGCTTATCCGTACTCTGCATGCGCCTGCCCAGGAGGACCCGCCGTTTTTTTGCACCAACTTTGTGCGCTAGTCGGCAATTTGATTTTTTCCCACAATCTCCACCACCGCCGCCCGGTCCGCGTTGAACCGGCGGCGTAACGCCTCATACTCAGCCAACAGCAACAACAGACCGCGATTGCTATTGAGGATCAACTCAGGCGCTGGCAGCTCATTCGTTAGGTGCGCGGGTACCGTTGGGCAATCGCACGGCATCACTGGCGCTGGGCTGCTGGGGCTCGCGCAGCCAGTCAGTAATACCAGCAGGCAGATCGCCATCCATCCACGCACGCGATTCAGCATCGGTCTCTCCCAGTCGTTCAAGCGCCGCTGTGCTGGCGCGCATGTCCTCGGCAATAGTGGTCAGGGCCTGGTCACGCTCAGCCAGTGCCGTGTTCAGGGTCTGTATCTGCTGGCGCTGCCATTGCTGGTGGCGCTTCAGTATCTCGGCGCGACCATCGGCATGCTCAGCCTGCATGACTGCCCGGTCGCGCTCGGCGCTGACACGCTGGGCATATTGATACTGAAATACCGACAGACCGATTAGGGAAGCCAGCAGCCAAGGCGTGACACCACCTAGCAAGCGGCCAATCATTTTAGCCACCTGCCGATGATCTTCTCATATAGCGCGTCGAGCCGGTCACGCACCCACTCAACGCCGAGGAACGCGATAGCCGCGCCCACCGCAACCGCCATATCCTGCGGCATGCCGAAGTAGGCCAGCAGCGGCATCAGCGCCAAGGTAAGGAGGCCGCACAGCACCGCTTCCAGAAAACTTTTCATGGGTCGCCCTCCTGCGTGGATGGCGCGCACCAACGCAATTAGCATCGCCAGACCCGCCGCATAGATCTGTGGCCACAGGCTCAACACCACGTTCAACAGCGCCTGCCAGTTGTTCGGGTCTCGGTTGGGCATGGCGTGCTTCTCTTTTCGTCTTGAATTCATGGCACACCTCTCGGGCGGGCCTCGTCAGTTAGTCGATGGAAATACCGCCGACAGCCTTATAAACGCGCAGCAGCTCATCGGTGGCTAATTCACGCTGACCGTAGCCAGCACCCGGCAGGCTCGCCCAGATACGGCGGCTTGCGTGAATGGCCTCACGAATGCGGCCATCATGGATAAGGGAAAGCGCTTTGCTTTGGCGAATCAGATGCACCGCGCCCAAGTCTTGGCTGGCTGGCGTGAAATCAGGCAGGTTGAACCGCTCTGCCAAATCATCCCAGGTGCGAGAGAGGAACTGGTAGCGGCCTGCCGCGCTAGAGTGGATCTTGTACGCAGGAAGCCAGACCATCACGCGTGGGTGATCGTCGTAACTGTCGAATGTCTCCCCGCCTACAATCACGTCATATCCGTCATCATCACCAAAGCGCGGTGTGCCCTCGGCATAGGCCAGCATGTCGAGGAACGCGGCCACGTTGCCCGCCCGCGTGTCTTTGGGCGGGGCTGGCTCCACGCGCAGCAGTTCCGCCTCGTCATACCAATGGGTAGGCGAGTGAGCAGACATGATGACCTCAGGAAGAAAAGGCCCCGCACGAAGGGGCAAGGCGTACCTGGTGGCACGCAAGGGGACAGCGGAAAGCAAAAAGCCCCGCCGGGTGAACAGCAGGGCTTCAATGTAAGTTGGCTTTTGCGCGTAGCTTTAGCAGCCTAGAGATAAGAGTGCACCAAACACGCCACTTTGGCAAGGGGATAAACAGCTTCATTTTTCCCCTTGCGTAATAGCTCCAATGGAGCTATATTAAACACATCAGGACGGCACACCGCCAGCCCTGAACCTCTAAGGAGACGACCATGAACAAGCAAGCTCTTTTCACCAACGCCCACCGCATCGCTCGCAGCTTCGCCGCTGCCGTTGGTAACTACATGGTGGCCTTCAAGCTAGCCCTCAAACAAGCATGGAGCGACTTAAAAATGACCGTTACCTTTGGCATCGCGCAAAACAATACCCGCTTCGTTGAAGCAGAAGCAGGCACCGTTAACATCGGTGACACCTTTAGCCAAGAGTTCAGCGTTGAAGCCTTTGAGCCCAACAAGCGCCAACAGCGCATCGGCATGAAAGCCACCCCCGCCGCCACCGTTACCCGCACCTACACGGTTACCGGCGCTGGCCAGACTTTCCCGCAAGGCAACCCAGATACAGGCTTCAAGCAAATGCAGCGCTTCTACTGCGAGACGCAAGAGCAACGCACCGAGAAGGGAGAATAAGCATCATGCTAAAACAAGACTTCACCATCGGCCCGTTCACTATCGCCCCTACGGGGGCGGTAGGCCCGCACCGCCAGCGTTTCAGCGTGAGCTATAACCACCGCTATAGCACCGAGATCGTCACCAAGGCCAGCACCCAGCGCGAAGTCGCCGAGGCCGCCGAAGAAGCCATGTCAACGCTGCGCCGCCAACTGAGAGAAGATCACGAACGCGCCACGCTGATTCATCTAACCGACGGCCAAGGCAAAACGCTCAGCAAATTTTATGCTGCAGGTGTGCTGCCCGACATGACGCCGGGTCTGGTCGATGACCGTTTTGACTACTGGCTAAAAGACGAAAGCGGCAAGTATTCGCAAGTAGTCACCCTGGGCGAATTTGCCACCCTGGTCGAACAGCATGAGGTGATGAAATACAGCTGGATAGCCGACCTGCTGCCCCACGACGTACTGACCACCAACGCAGACGAATGGCGTGCCCCCACGCCCTGGGAGTTCCGCCACGTTGTCGGCGTGGGCAGCTTTATTGGTATTAGCGGGGCCAAAGCGGCAGAGCTGGTAGGCGTTAACGCCAGCAGCTTTCGCAAGTACACGGCGCAGGAAGGGGCGAAGTCTCGGCAAGCGATGAGCTATGCCATGTGGCACCTGCTTTTGCACAAGCTGGGCGTTCAAAAGCTGGGGGTGAGCTTATGAACCTTTCCATGAACGATGCCGAGCTAATCGAGCTGATACAGAAAGCCAGCGCCGAACTCGCCGAGCGGGCCGCAAGGTCCGAAGCAAAGCGCATCGCCGCGCAGAAGTAGACCATCATCATGCGCGAGCCGTCCGAGCATCAAAAAGAGTTTTGCCTGCGCATCAAAACCATGCTCGGCCACGGCGTCTACATCAACGCCAGCGAACGCCAGCAGGTCGCGGAAATAGCCGAAACCTACGGCGAATGGGTGCGCATCCAAGGGCTGCCCACCGAAAAGGGCACTAAAGCATGGCGAGAGGCAAGGCAATACGCCACGATTTTCAAAGCCGCAACGGAACGATAGCCACAAAAAAGCCCGCACTTAGCGGGCTTTTTGCTGCCATTACGGCAGGTAATGCAAAAGCGAATGATGATATTGCTGAGCTACTTGTTCAGTAGCCATGCATTGCAGCGCATTAATTTTGCTAAGCCACCTGCGCGGCGGCACAAACAAATACTAGATAGCTAGAGAGCCCGAGTCAAGCCGCCTGCACCTCCCCCTGCGCTAGCCAATCCCACAGCTGGGTACGCGCCCTTCGCGCCGCATGCTGCATAGCATTGACACTCTCAAAATGCCGCACCCCCTCATGCAGCCCCAGGCAGCGCAACAACTCCCCCTGCCGATCGACCATTTGCCGCGCTGTCACCATCCACTGGCTAGCCCCCATCTTCTCTGGACGAACCCTGGCAGCCTGCAGCAGCATCGCGGCGGCTTGGCGCTTGGGTAGCTGCTCGAGCATCAGCGCGCAGGCTTTGTGCCACTGGCTCTCAGGGTGATAACGTAATGCGGCCAGCATTGCTTGATCGCTACGCCCACCGCCGCCAGGCATTTCACCCATGAGCGCCGTAGGGCTAAACGGCTGATAACCGGCGTTCTGGTGCCGGTAGTCCAGCTGCAGCTCTAGCATGGTGTCGATGATGCGCACCACGGCCGCGTCCCGCGCTTTCTCGTCGCGCTGAGCCGCTTCAATCACACGCCAAGGGTTGGCTACCCGTTTCCACTCATCAAATTGCATCACTCTCCCCTTAAGCCGCGTCATTAGCCCTTTCTCCACTCGGTACCGCTTTTCATATCCCTGATCGTCACCACCGCTTGCCCGCCTTCGCGCTGCTCAGCAGAACGTCTCACCACGATCTCGTCAACCTGCCCATCGTCTAGCCATACGCGGCTATAGGTCAGCGCATCCAGTAACGCCTTTAGCTTGTTGTCGATGTCAAAACTCTGGGCATTGCGCGGGTGCAGCGTTACTTCAACCGATACTCTTCCAGCTATTTTTTTATGGGCCGCACCTTGCGCCAGCAGCTCGCCCATTGCGCGATTGCGATAAACACGCGCCTCTTTACTCAGCAGCGTGCGCTTGCCTACATTGCGCCAAATGGCGTTAGTGCTCGGCGGCCACGGCATGACGACATTAATCACAGATCCAACTCCTGGTTTTTATCCCACACAGCAAAGCGGCGGGCGATTTGATCAAGCGAGGCTGCCGCTACTGGGTCAGTGGCTAAGCGCCCCAGGCTTTCCACCTCGCACTGATCCTCAATCCAGCGGCGGGCGGTGTAATGGCTGTGCGGCCAGCCGCTATCCAGCGCATCGATAGCATCCAGCCACTCACAAAAGCGGTTATCGTCTGCCAACGCCTTGGCGTGGTCTTCTATCGGGTGTGCGTTCTCAGTCATGCTGGCCTCGCTGGCGCAAAACAGCATTACACCAACCGCCACACGACTTACCCTCACTCCCCGGCTTATGGCAGGTGAAACGCCCTCTATCCTTAACGGCCTGGCTAAAATCACGCTGTGTGTGAAGCGCCTTGCTAGCGTCAGTTCCCTTAAGAGCGGCACACCCATCACACATCGGCACCGAGTCTCTTAGCGCCTCGTCTAGCTCACTGGATGATAACGAACGAACGGAACGAGGCTCGTAGCTCAAGCAGGTCATACCCGCTCCCGGATCGGTCACCCATCCACCATCAGGCCATGCGCCACCCTCTTTCATCTCAATCATGCCCTCCACAACATCGCACCCAGGGAAGTGACGGCACGGCTCACAGAGCATTGCGATGGCTTCACTCCACATAGCTGGATTTGGCACGATAGGTTTACGCTCAGCACTCGCCTTATTATCAGTTGCAATCAGCACACCACCCCCCCCTACTAACCGATCATCTAAACGCTGCTGGCGCTCCCATTTGCTGTAATCGGCCATGATGCGATCTAGCATTGCCCGCGCTTCGTCGTTATGGTCCAGCTCTGCGCGGCTCTGAATGCCACACGATTGCCGAATGAAATCAACGCAATCCTCAGGCGTGTGGGTACCATCCGGCAGCTGCCGAAACTCAAGCGCTTGCGCCTGCCTGCGGCGATGGTCCAGATATAGCCCAAAGCGCTTGTTCTGGCACAGCATCGCCGCGCGGCGGGCCTGCTGGCCTCCCTTTTGCACCCTATCCATCGCTTTGCTCTCCCTGATCGTCTAAACCCTCTACGCTGCGGCAAAACACCGTCACGGCACACGCGACGACGAGAAACACGCCAAACAGCATGCCCAGCAGGAACCATGTCACGCCGTCCATCGGGCACCCCCTCGCTGTTTGCGGCGCATGCATTGCTTGCACGCGGGTAACGGCTCAAACGTACCGGGGTCGCGGAATTCGCTAGGTGGCTTGCGGTACTGGCACTCCGGGCATTTGGGCTGCTGGTAGGCGTGGCGCGTCATGCAACACCCCCTGCTGGCGCGACGTAATAGCTCTCCAGCAACGGCACGGCGGGCAGTTCACACTCCCCATGCGTCGTGAGGCGATACCCCGTGATCGTGCGGGCCACAAACTGCTGCTCGCATAGCTCATCACAGGCAACGCGCACTTGATGCAGCGATACGGGCAGCTTATGGGCCTGCGCCAGCGTAGCGAGGTGCTGGGCATCACAGGCCGCCGAACGCGCCAGCAGGCGTAAGACGATGTTTTGATGGTCGATGGGTTTTAGGATGCTCACGACGCCACCCCCTCAGCCGCCGCTAACGCCAGCGCCCGGCCCTTCTCAGTCAGCTGCAGCTTTTGCCGAGCGGGCTTGTCTGCCGTCATGCCGGCCACTTCGATGTTGCCCAGATCGAGCAGCTCACGGCAGCGGCCGCACACGCTCGACAGCGGCAGGCCGGTAGCGGTCGCCAATTGCGAGGCCTTCATGCGGCCACTACGGCGGTGCTCGCTAAACGCGGCGTGCTTCACTTCATTGCCACTCGGTTGAAATGCGGTATTCATGCTGAAACCTCGCTAGCGGTTAGCGGTAATGACATCTGAAGCTCACGCTTCCAGTATTCAACGCGGGCCTCTAGGGGCTGCTTTTCGTATTTCCACTGCGCCAGCCCTCGCCCTTGAGCGCTCGCCAGCCCACGCCGATCTTCCAGCGCCTCGCAGGCCTTATCGAACTGCTGCTGGGCACTGACTTCGCCGCGCAACAACTCATCAATGCGCAGGTCGCACCACACGGCAAAGCGCAAATCGAGCCACCGGGCAAACGCTACGCCTAGCTTTGGGTGCATCCAGGTGCCGCCGCCGCGATCCGAGCGGGCGCGACTCGTTGTTACAAGTGACTCAGGATCACATGTAAGCGCCTCACCCAGAGCCGCCAAGTATTGACGCGTTTCATCTTGCTTTAACCAATCAACCGGCCGCTTACCAAACCGCTTAGCGATCTCAGTAGCATTGATCCAGCCCTCAACGCTGAAGCTCACCGGCAAGCCTTCGTACTCACGCTCAATCGGAATGACGCTCTTCATCTCAACGACCTCCCAGGGCAGCGCGTAGCGAGCGCATGCCTTGCTCTGAATTCATACGGGGCGGCATGCCCGACGCTTCCGCTTGGTGCTGTGCAGCTTCGCGGCTGGCGCGCTCGGCAAGTTCGGCGCGGCTCAACTGGCTGTCGTGGCCGATCAGCGTTCGCGCTTGCAACTGCTCGCCTGCCATCACCCGGTTAACCAGCGCGGCGTACTCTTTTCGGAAGCGGCGTTCTAGCCGATCTGCACGGCTTTCGCCCCCGCCGTGGGTCAAGTCCCACCAGCCCACGGCTTGCCCTGCCATGCGCACAGCTTCATGGCTCCACCGATGGCGGCTGGGCTGGTGAGCGTTGGCCGTGGCTTCTCGCCATGCTTGGGCATCGCTTGGCAGCCCCAAGTCTTCCGGCTTGGGCAGGCACAGCGCGGCAAACGCGAGCGGTGTGGGTGGCCATGCCTCGGTACCGGCGCGGGCAGCGTCTTGGATCTGCTGACGCACACGGCGCAAGCCGATACCCAACTGCGCCGGCGCGAGGAACTGCAGCTCTGCCAGCCACGCACCGGTTTCATCAAACGCGCCCCACTTGCTGGCGAATTTGGAGTCGTACAGCTCACCCAGGGCGTTGAACAACTCGTCCACGTCAGCCGCCGTAACCGTGGGCTGGCTGCCATTCGCCGTCGAATGTGTCTCCCCCGCCTGCTGGCGCTCGGCCTTCGGCGGCGGCTCGCGCCTCTTGAGCGGTGAGACGACGTTTTGGAGTGCTGCTGCGGCGGTTTGCATGGGCGTTGCCTCCGGTGGTGGTCAGGGCGTTGTGCTGGCGCTTGGCGTTCTCGGCGACCCAGCGCACAAAGCGTCGGGTCCAATCGGCGTGGGTGTTCGTGCGGGCTGGCTGAGCAGCGAAATACTCACGAAAATCAATCAGTGCGTCGTGAACGTTCGCATCCGGCGCCAGCCCTCGCTGCCAGCAAGCCGTGGCGTAGGTTTCCGGCTCCGGTTCCCATTCGAGGTGCATGGCGGTTATGCGGTGTGCGCTGGGTTCTTCGCTGGCGGGTTCCCCATCGTCGGCTTGCTGGGCAGCACGCTCGAACACGTTTTCCGGAAAGTGCGAATCGCGCTCGCCTGAGTGAGTGGGGGTTAGTGGTAGAGTCCTATTGGTAGAGTCAAGGGGTGACACGGGTGACACCCTCCCCCTGTCACCGGTGACACCCTCCCCTGTCAAATTGTCACCCTCTGAGGGTGTCAGGTTGTCACCCTCCCCCTCACAGCCAGATATAGAAGGGGTGTCAGATTGACACCCTACAAACAAGCCATCGACGGCGAGGAAATAGCGGTTGCTCATCTGCCGACCGTTCTTGGCTTGGCGGCTTTCCACCATCACCAAACCGTGCTTTTCCAGCAGGTCGATAGCGCGCTGAACGCTGCGAACAGAGCAGCCCATTTCCAACGACATGGTGTTGATAGACGGCCAGCTAGCGTGCTGCTCGTCGGCATAGTCAGCCAGCAACATAAGCGCCAGCCGTGCAGGGGCTTTCACTGAGTCAGGTAGTGTCTTGAGCGACTGACGCGCCCAATGCATAGCGTGAAGGCTCATAAGCCACCCCCAAACACTGTACGCACAAACAGACCAGCGCTAAGGGCTGTGCCGTTATGCGTGGCTGCATATACTGGATTCATTGAGACGCCGCCTCGCCAGCTTGCGGCTGAACAAACACAGACGGGCACAGTTGAGCAGCAGTGAACTTGCCTTCCGTTAACTTCTCGGCTCGAAGAGCCACGGCAGGAGACATGCCATGCTTTCCACGCACCCAGTTGGAAACAGCCCCCTGGTTGACGTTGAGAGCCTCTGCGGTTTGGATTTGCCCGCCAAAATGGCTAACAAGGCTTTTAAATACGGTGTCCATCGGTCGCCCTCTTATGCGAATACTCATAGAATAGACCATGCGCAAACTCATTTGCAACGCTATGAGGGCGCGCATAATAATTCAGGCATGGAACTCAAAGACCGAATCAGGCTGGCGCGCAAGCAGGCAAAGCTGAGTCAAGTACAAGCTGCCGAAAAAGCGGGCATCGATCAGGCCACCATTTCAAACCTGGAGCGCGGTAGGCACCACAGCTCCACGCATCTGCTGAAAATCGCGGACGCCTTGGGCGTGAGCTATCGCTGGCTAACTACAGGCCTTGGCGAAATGGAGAGCGTTGAGGACGAGCGTGCCAGCTATATTGCAAACACCAGCCCTGCGGCTCAGCCTTTCCGTTACTACCGCTATCCCGTTATCTCCAGCGTTCAGGCGGGGAAGTTTGCCGAGTGCGTGGTTCCGTACCCCTCGGGCATGGAAGACCAGCACGAAAGCACTGATTACGATGCAAAGGGCCCCGCCTTTTGGTTAGAAGTGGCAGGCGATTCCATGACCGCGCCAGCAGGCGTAAGGCCAAGCATTCCAGAAGGCACGCTGGTATTGGTAGACACCGGCATCGAGGCCACCCCAGGAAAACTGGTGGTAGCGCAGCTAGATGAAAGTAACGAAGCAACATTCAAAAAATACATCGTCGAAAGCGGGCAAAAATACCTAAAGCCGCTCAACCCCGCCTATCCGCTCATACCGATCAACGGTAATTGCCGGATTCTTGGCGTTGCTGTTGAGGCAAAGACAAAGCTCTAGAAGGCACCATATGAATGAAAAAGCCTTGAAAGCGCGCGAACTTAAAGGCGAGGATCTCAACAGCTTCATCGATGCAAAGGGCATTTCAACCATATGCCTTTTATGCGGAAATGATGGAGTGATGATCATGTCGCACGGCCCTGATAAGCCCCTTCAACTATTCGCTATGCCGCTTGTTCACCCAGACGCAGAGCCAGGCGACACGGCAGAAACTGCGGGATTTATTTGCAGTAACTGTGGTCACGTCACAACGTTTGCTGCGTCTCTCATCGTAGAATGGAAATATGGGGAGCCGCCCAATGACGGATAATGTAAGCTACCTTCCAGTGAAAGGCAGCGGAAGCGGCACAGGAGGCGAACCCCCTATGAATGATCACCTAACAGCGCGTGTTGAGCACCTTGAGCGTGATGTTGGCGATATTAAAACGACCCTAGCCCGCATCGAGACCAAGATAGACAACTTCGCCACCAAAACAGAGATGGCGCAACTTGAAACGCGCGTCATCAAATGGAGCGTTGGCACGATTCTGGCCGCTGGCGGCCTCGTCTTTGCCATCATGCGCTTTCTTCCTGCCGCGTAATACCACGTAACATCGTTTGAAAAGCCGCCCATCGAGGCGGTTTTTTTGTGCCCTCACAAAAAATATGAGCTTTCGCATTGACAGATATTATGAGCTTTCGCATACTTCAACGCATAACACATGAGTTGCAAGGGGAAAGCAATGCACATCACACAAGGCAACTGGCAAGCTACCATTAACCCAGAGCGCGGAAGCCTAGGTCTTACCCGCACTCAAGCGGTAGACCTCATGCTGCTGGCGGCAGGCAACACCTACAAAGAGATTGCCAAAGCCACCGGACGCTCACCGGAAACCGTTCACGGCAGCCTCAAAAAGGCTTACCACAAGCTGCACGTCTACAAAGCCGCTGGCGCAGTCGCCGAGGCCATGCGCCGTGGCTGGATCGCCCCGCTACTCGTCGCGCTCATGGTCAGCGGCATCAACCCAGACGCCGAAGCCATGCGCCACCGGCCACCGGCACGGACGCGCCAGCAGGTCAGCGCCAGCCGCACGCTAGCCCGCCGTGATGTAAGGAGCGTGTACGCATGAGCCTACAAGCCCCCAAAACAATCACCGAAGTGTTCACGGCCAACCGCATCCAAACAGGGTTCGTCTGCCAGTTATTGCAGTGCCAAGAGCTGGCGCTGGCCATCAACCTGCAAGGCCGCTACGCCGTGATGCTCGAAACCACCCAGCACGGCATCTTCTGCGAGACGTGGGACGCCAAGCACAGCGCACAGCACTTCAGTCACGTGCACCTGGATTGTTTCTACTCCAAGCCGGATTTTGCCATCGAGGAAATTTCCGACATCGCCGAACACCTGACAGCCCTGCTACAGGAGAGCGCCCAATGAACCCCCAACAACAAAACGTGGCCCGCGCCCTGGAGGCGCTGGAAGAACTGCTGAACGCCCTCGACGCCAACGGCAGCTGCCAGTACGAAGCGCTGCGTGAAGAAGCGCGTGAAGCGCTGGAGAAAGCGCGGGGTGACGCATGAGCGATCTACACACCCCCTGCCGTTTCATCGTGAAGCATTGGCAACTGCTGGCCATGCAAGACGGCTACACGCTTCATGCCACCGTCATCGAAGCGGTGCCGGTGGAAGGCGGTTACCTGCCCGCGTTCGTCGGCAAACGTGATACCCGCGTCGTGGTGCAGATGGCAACACCGCTGCCCACACAACAAGCCGCCCGTAACAGCCTGCGTGATGTGCTTTGGGGTGCGCATGTAGAGGGCCGTATCAACCTAGCGCCGCGCCCGCTCACCGCCACTGAGGAGCAAGCCGCATGAGCACGCAAGCCACCAAATTACTCTGGGTCGCGTTTCTGTTCGTCGCGCTGCTCGCCATGGGCCAGCTATCGAAAGGCGAAGCGCAGGAAGAGGCAGAATGGCTGACCGCCTACTGCACCGATGCCGCCATCTGGGCAGCAGAGGAAGCCCGCGGCGTGCCGCTCAACCGGCGCACGGGCCAGCCTGACTACCGAGGCATAGCCGAAGAGCACTGCCCAGGCATGAAGCCCGCTGTGCCAGCACTTACCACACAACAACGACAAATGGCGTCGCAATGATCGACCAAGCCGCCTTCGACCGAATTTTCAATCAGCCAGCGCCCGCCAAGGGCGATGGTCAGAACAAGCAGGGAGACAAATAAATGTCCGTAACTCTGATTCATATCCACATTAGCGGGCCGGTGCAGTCAGGCAAAAGCGCCACCCTCGCGTCAATAAAATCAATGCTTGAAGGCCACGGCTACTGCGTTGGCATTCTCAACAGGCAAGAAAGAAAAAACCCGAGCGAGCCCATTGCAAGCGCGGCGCGGCACGAAAAGCCATCACTCGATAAGACCGTTTTCGTGCTAACTGAGGGAGGCGAGTGATATGTGGTTCAAACACCTACACCTCTACCGCCTTCACGCCGCCGTTGCAGTCACTGCCGAGCAGCTAGCCGAGCAAATGGCGTGCTATACCGCCAAGCCCCTGGGCAATGCCGATGCCCGCCGTATTGGCTGGGCAGCGCCAGCGGGTCGCTTGGGCGGTGGTCAACTGCTGCACGAGATCCAAGGTCACCGCCTCATCAGCGCCCTACGCCAAGAACGCCTACTGCCCGCCTCGGTGATCAAGGAGGAGGTGGAGGAGCGCGTTGCCGAGATCGAGGCCACCGAAGGCCGCAAGGTCACGCGCAAGGAAAAGAGCGCGCTCAAGGAGCAGGTCATGGAAGAGCTGCTGCCCCGCGCCTTCGTGCGCAGCCAGAAAATAGACCTGTGGTGGGACACCGAGCGCAACCTGATCGGCGTGAACACCAGCAGCCGGGCACGCGCTGAAGACGTACTAGACCTACTGCGCGAAACCCTCGGCAGTCTCAAGGCCACGCCGCTGGCCAGCCAAACGCTACCCATTCGCGCCATGACCACCTGGCTAGGCGATGCCGCCTCACGCCCTGCTGATCTCCAGCTGGGTGACAACGTCTCGCTGAAAGCCAAGGGCGACGACGGTGTGGTGCGTGCACGTCAGGTGGATCTGGATAGCGACGAAATGCAGCAGCTGCTGGAAAGCGGCCGGCAAGCGTCTCAGCTCGCGCTCAGCATCGAAGGCCAGCTCTCTTTCATCCTGCATGACGACCTAGCCCTGAAGTCGTTGCGCTTCAGTGATGCGCTCATTGAGGAGGCCGACGCCACCGACGATGGCGACGACGCCTTAGCCCGCCTGGAAACCGACTTCATCTTGATGGCAGGCAGCCTGCGCCAGAACGTCGAGCGCCTTCTTGAATGGCTCGGTGGCGAGACTGAGCGCCAGCCAGCAGCGGATAAAGGCGAGGTGCAGTCATGAGCGCGATTTACGTGAACGACCCCGCCAACGGCGAAAGCGTCAGTCTAAGCGAGCTAGGCCGCCGCTACGGCCTCTCCCCCGCGTGCCTATCCCGACGCTACGAGCGCGGCTATCGCGGCAAAAAATTGGTCGAGCTAGTCAGCCGGGAAGAAGTGGCACGCGCCAAACACGCCGAATACCGCGAAAAGCTGGAGCGCCAGCAGCGGTTGATCGAAGCCAACAGCGCCGCACTTATGCAGCCGTTTAAGCATATTGCGCAGGCCAGCAAAATGGTGGGAGAAATCCAGCATGTCTAAAGAGCGCCCGATTTTATTCAACGCCGATATGGTCAACGCCATTTTGTCAGGCCGAAAAACGCAGACACGCAGGATCGTTAAGCCGACAAAAGACCGTAACGGCTCAGGCTGCCATCTTGCACCTTGCGAAATCGCTGGCGAAGTCAATGGCGGCGATTACGCATTATGCCCCTACGGCCAGCCCGGTGACCGGCTCTGGGTGCGTGAAAACTTCCTGTACTTGATGCACGGCGATGTAACTGCGGGCGACATTAAATACTGCGCAAGCATTGATAGTCGTTCAGCCGCCGGATCGAAAAATCCTGGTTACTGGTGGCGCAAGCGACCATCAATCCACATGCCCCGCTGGGCATCTCGCATCACGCTTGAAATCGTCAGCGTTCGCGTGGAGCGGCTGCGTGATATTAGCGAAGCGGATGCGATGGCCGAAGGCATTGAATTTCCAGAAAACGGCACCTACCGAGATTACGGCGTCAAGCCCGAAAACAACGAAGGCTACGACTATTGCAAAACCGCTGTCGATTCTTACCGCACCCTATGGGAGCAAATCAACGGCTCAGACAGTTGGGACGCCAACCCATGGGTATGGGTCGTTGAGTTCAAGCGCGTGGAGGCCTGCCAGTGAGCAATCTCAACCTCTTCGGCCATGAACTGGTCGTCGATAACTTCGCAGGTGGAGGCGGTGCGAGTGAGGGTATTGAGCAGGCGCTAGGCCGCCCAGTGGATCTCGCCATCAACCACGACGCCACCGCCATCGCCGTGCACACCGCAAACCACCCGGGCAGTGAGCACGCCGTGGCCGACGTGTGGGACATTGACCCCGAGCAAGCCACAAACGGCATGCCCGTGGGTCTGGCGTGGTTTAGCCCTGACTGCCGCCACCACAGCAAGGCCAAGGGCGGGCGCCCGGTTTCCAAGAGCGTGCGCGGCCTCGCCTGGGTCGCGGCGCGCTGGGCGGCAAAGGTTAAGCCCCGCGTCATTGTGCTGGAAAACGTCGAGGAGTTTCTCGACTGGGGCCCGCTGATCAAAGACGCGGACGGCAAAACGCGACCCTGCCCCAAGCGGAAGGGACAGACGTTTAACGGATTCGTGCGCTCACTGCGTCGCCACGGCTACCAGGTAGACTGGCGGATCCTTCGCGCCTGCGACTACGGCGCGCCCACCATCCGTAAGCGCCTGTTTCTGATTGCCCGCCGTGACGGCCTGCCCATCGCTTGGCCGAAGCCCACGCACGCAGACCCAAAACTGCCCGCCATGCAGCGCCGCAACCTGAAATCATGGCGCACCGCTGCCGAGTGTATCGATTGGTCGCTACCATGCCCCTCGATTTTCGGCCGGAAGAAACCGCTGGCCACCGCCACGCTAAACCGTATTGCCAAAGGCGTGATGCGCTTTGTTGTGGAGCATCAGCAGCCGTTTATCGTGAAGCTCAACCACACAGCGGCTTACTACACGCCGTTTCGTGGTCAGTCGCTGCTTGAGCCGCTTCAAACGATCACCACCGCGCCGGGCTATGCGCTGGTAACACCCTTCATCACCGAGTGCGCCAACGCGAGCAGCCAGCGCAACATGGCCGCCGATGAGCCGCTGCGCACCCAGTGCGCGCAAGTCAAAGGCGGGCATTTCGCGGTGGTCTCCGCATTCCTAGCCAAGCACTACACCGGCGTCGTCGGTGCGGATCTGCGCGACCCGCTACCCACGGTCACCACCACCGACCATAACGCCCTGGTCAGCGTCTTCATGATCAACATGAAAGGCAGCCAGCGCAGCGCCAAAGATGCCCGGGAACCGCTGACGACGATCTGCGCCAGCACCACGCACGCTTATCTGACAGCGGCATTCCTGGCGCCCTACTACGGTAGTGGATCTGGTGAGACAGGCCGCGACCTGCGCCAGCCAGCGCCCACGATTACTACGAAAGACCGGTTCCAACTGGTGACCGTCACTATTGATGGTGAGACATACATCGTCGTCGATATTGGTATGCGCATGCTACAGCCACACGAGCTTTCAAAGGCTACCGGCTTCCCTAAGCACTACCAATTCGCCCACATAGACGGCAAGCCGCTAGCGAAGCACAAGCAAGTGCGCCTGATCGGCAACAGCGTCTGCCCGCCGCTTGCCCGGGCCATCGTAGAAGCCAACTTCACACACGAACGGCGGTTTATGCCGCTAAGCGAGGTCGCGTGACCCAACCGACCCACACCCACCGCGAAAGCGGTGGGAAGTTTGCCGAGATAGAGCGCATCAATGGCGGCGGCGCTAGCGAGGGCTCGGTGCAGGTGATCTACCACGACATAGGACGCGATGTGCGCAGGTATACCAATCCCGAAGACTGGAAGCAAAACTGGCGTGTAATTGCACCCGATGATTGCACGATTTGCATGGGCACCGGTACCGACCAGATTAAGGGCAACAAAGACAAGCCGTGTGGCGGGTGCTACGGCCTAGGCAAAGTTTTGGAAAGTGGCGAGCGGCCTGCCGATCTTTGGGAGCTTGCCGCCGTAGCTACCGGAATCATCCAGCGCCAGCAGGCAAAGCTCACAAAACAGCGCCAACAGCTAGAGATGCCAGAGGTAAAAGAAGCGCTGCTGGCGGCAGAAATGCAGCGCATTACAGACAGCGTAGCGCGCCAAGAGCAGCAGTGGCGAGACGGTAACGGCCACGGCCCCGGTGGCCAGCGTTTTACAGGAGATTGATATGTCGGTGCTTACCTACACACCTAAAGAGGCATCCAAAGCGCTGAGCGTGTCGGTGGCCACCGTGTACCGCTGGATGGATGACGGCACCCTGCCCGTAGTGATGCTGGGTAAGCGCCGGATGATTCACGCAGAGCGGTTGCGGCAAAAACTGGACGCCGACTGCGCTGGGCAGCAAACTG